AGATTTACAACATAAAGTAAATGACTGTAACGACTAATGAGTATGGGCAACAGAATATGTTTGCCAAAGAACCCCAAATGGTTGTCGAAAGTTACAATCGTAAAGGGCTTGAGTCTCCTCAACAATATGCAGAGACTTACAATGGTCGCTGGGCAATGATGGGAATCGTTTCTGGTTTCATCTCTTATGCTTTCACCGGCAACTTCTTCTTCGGCATCTTCTGATGACCGAAGCACTTTTCACTGCAACTTCGGTTGCATTCTTCGTCCTTCTGGGTTACTCTGTACAACAACTCGCTGAAACTTACTGATGCCTGACTTGATTGAACTGCTTACTTATTATGTGATTGTCGCCGTCGTATTCGTCGGCGCACCAGGAGTCTTCTTCTTTATTGTGTTTATGCCAGCACTTCAAAACACGAAGGGTCGTATGGTAGGATATAAAGACCATAAAACCTATGGTAATTCTACTATATACGAAGTAAACCGAACGACTTGATATGCCTAATCCAGACGCACTTTGGCAGGACATTCAGAAACTTGACGACATGTACGAAGAGCTTCTGTGGCATCCAGACGATGAACTACAATTCACCCATGATGGTGAAAAAATAATTATTACAAACAAAACACTACAGGAAAAAAACAATGTTTAATGAATCTGCAGAAAAATTGAATGGTCGCGCAGCAATGATCGGTTTCGTTGCCGCTGTGGGATCTTACCTTGCTACCGGACAAGTCATCCCCGGAATCTGGTGAACGAAATGTTACTCTTAGCAACTTCCATGATAGGAGGGTTCATATTTGCTGCCCTGTTGACTAATGGAGATGTTGATGATGATGACAATGGACCAGGCGGTGGTCTGATGCAACCTGCATACATTCCCCCATCCGCTTGACAAATAAAACAGAATACTCTATAATACGGGAACTGTTTATCGGACATGTTCCCTATTTTTATGCTGAAACGAGTCGCTTCTTTTAGTCTCTTGGCATTGCTGAGTGCATCCTGTGCAACAGCAGTTGAACAACCTAAAGAGGAAGTTGTCAGTATTGAAGTAAAACCTTACGAAAAAACCTGGAAACTACCTGACGGTACACCAGCAGAACAGTATGTCCTTTCCGAACTACAAAAACACACCAAAATCTCAGACCGTAACGCTTTGGCAACGATCCTGGGAAACATTAAATCTGAAAGCAACTTCCATTCCAACATCTGCGAGGGAGGGGCTCGAGTTCCTTACGGGGATTGTCATCGGGGTGGGTATGGCCTTATTCAGTGGACCAGCGTAAATCGATACAACAATCTTGGTAAGTTTTGCAATAAATATGATTGTGATCCAAGCAGTCTGGAAGGTCAGACTCGCTACATGATCAATGAAAACATCTTTCAGCGTTACCTTCCCATGTTTGAGGGCGGTGGACAAACTGTCAGTCAATACATGATCCCTGCCTACTACTGGTTGGGTTGGGGTATCAAAGGTAATCGCGAAATCTACGCATACGAATACACTACTAAATTGGTACTGGCATGATCAATACTATTAAAGAGACAATTAAGGGTATCCTTGGAATCGAAAAAAAGATTGATGAGGAAGATATTGAATGTGCAATCGATGAGGATGTTGTAGAATGTGATGGATTAGATTATGAAGATCAGTATTATACTGGTGTTCCTGCTCCTGTTCTAAATCCAATTGATGAATGGTTTGCATCTCCTTATGGAGTTGCACCTGCAGTCACTGAAAAACAAAAAGATTACATGGAACAAGAAATTGAAATCAAACGCCAGCAGCGAGCAGAAAACTTTTCAGTTGAACCTGAGAACATTCATCAGGTAATGTATGAAATGGCAACCAAGAGTGGTGCCACAACGATTCAACTTGATCCCATTGGGGGATCCGAAAACTTTCAAGGCGGTTCAGAAAATGTCCATCGATGATTGGCGATACAGCGATCAGAAAATGAAAGTTAGAGAGCAAGCACTCAAAGTGTTACTCTCTAAGTTTGGTGGTCAAATGGAGGGAGTACGTCCTAAATACTCCAGTCAATCAATCTATGAGTGTGCTCAAGACTGGGTGTCTCAAGGCAACATGCACACTGCAGGGATTGTAAAATATTACGAGGCTTATTATGCAAAAGGTAATTAATGTATTAGCGGTTCTATCATTTGTAGGAACTGCAGGTATTATCGGTGGGGGAACAGTTGTTTATCTCCGTCGTGATGCTATCGCAGAGCAAGTAAAGGAGAGAGTTGCTAAGGCAGCAACAGAGGCAATTGCAGGAGCACTTCCTGGTATGTTAGACTCTGCTATGCCTGAACTTCCTGGTGCCACTGGTGGTGCTATTCCTTCTACAGGTGGTGTAGGTTTCCCCGGTAATGCTTCTCCTTTTTGATAATCTATTATGAAAAAAATTATTATGAGTCTACTGGCAGCAGCTGCTATGTCTGCTCCAGTGCTTGCTGATCCAATTAAAGAAGAAGAGTACTTCACTCCACATTCGATGGGGTGCATGTTACTCCAAGAATGCACTGATCATGTCAAAGAACTCAAAACAGTTTCCGATCTCAACAAGGATGATTACCTGGTTGATGTTGATTACGATATTATTGCTGATGAGTTTAACTCTCTCCTCCGATCACTTAATACGGTCGGAGCTAAGGTTTTTTTAGCAGATGAAAGGTATTTTCCTGTTGGTCACCGTGGTGTCTATCACACTGTGAGTAACAACTTCTTTCTGAATGTTGCTCATATGAAACGACCTGGCACTGTGATGTCAGTGATGCGTCATGAAGGATGGCACGCTGCTCAGGATTGTATGGCAGGCACGATTGATAATAACTTCATTGCTATTATCAAGAATGAAGAAGAAGTTCCTGGCATGTATGAGGCGATTGTAAAGAGTGCTTACAAGTCACAACCATCGGCAATTCCCTGGGAGAAGGAAGCATACTGGGCAGGTCAAACAGAAGGTATGACTGCTGCAGCACTTGAGTCTTGTGCTCGTGGCACCATGTGGACTGACTATGAACCCACACCCATGACTCGTGAATGGTTGGTTGAAAAGGGGTTTATCGCTAAATAAAGTTGCCTTTGTAGGTGACTCATGCCTGAAGAAGTAAAGAAGGAAGAAGTAAAAGAAGAAAAGAAAAAAGGACCGTTCGGAAAGTTGAAAGAAAAGGTTGAAGACTCTGAGGAGCATCTTGCCATTCTTTCAACTTTTGTTCGTTTAGGGATTCTCGTTTGGTCCGGCGGTATTCTCACATTGAACTATGTGACTATCCCTAATCTGCCACAGCAGAAAATCGATCCAACTTTTATAGCCTCTGTCTTTACTGGCGTTTTGGCTACGTTCGGGGTCCAGACGGCGAAGAAATCTAATGATGGCACCATGAAGATGAATGGTGCTAATGGTGGTGCTGCTGGTGCCGGTGGTGGCGGAATCACCAAAGCAGATCTTGAGAAATTAATTGCTGCTGCATCTCAGACTGCACCTGCTCAGACTATTAGAGTCGAGCAAGGACCAATCAAAATCGTAACAGATCAACCCCCATACAAAATGTGATATGAAACCTTACCTCAAGTGGACCGCTATTAGTGTCGGTAGTATAGTCGCAATCGCACACATCGGTGTGTTAGGACATTTAATCAGAAAGCAACCTGAACAGATTCAAGTTCCGACGATTAATATTCCACGCGGCACCCCATACTCTTCTTACAAAATTGAAGCAGGTAAGGATGGTTACACTATAGAATACAAAGCAAACGATCCTGCTATTCTTGAATCACACAGATCATTAAATCTTGATCAGGAAAAGAAAGGACTCTTTGGCGGAAAATCTGAGCAGCGAACAGAGTACCGTCATGATCAATATACCATGGAAGGTACGAGAAACATGGGAGGTGCTGCAACGCCAGGTGAGGGAAAGTCTGCGAAAGACGTAGAGTGCATCGTGGCGGACGCTGGAGCACGGTCACAAGGTGCAATGGCGGGTAGTGCTATCGCTGCTGGTGTTGCAGTTCCTGCCGTAATCAATATTCCATACATCGGATGGCTTGCTGCTGGTTGGGCAACTCTCTTAGGACAGAATGTTGGTAGCACTGTTGGATCAGAAGTAGGACAAGTTTTT